AGGCACCAGCAAAGGTGTCCATATCATAACCTTCTTGGAATGAAGTTTCAGTATTCATTGAGAAACCATTGGAACTCAACAACAAGTTTCGTCCTCTTAGGTTCATACCAGAAGGGTGTAATAAGTTCAAAACTAAATCTTTGTATGTTTTGAGTGCTTTCTCAACTGATAAAACATAGGTGAAATTATTATAATCAAGACTTTCAAGTACCAATCCTAAAGAAGAAAGGTGGCCATCATCATTCAGATAGGTACCAGCACCTATAATTAAACCATCTAAAAATGATGCATTAGCTCTTGCATTACCATCACCATATCGAATAATACTTGTTGGACTACCTGTATCATCAGTATAAGCATCTTGTGGATCTAAAATTAATAAAGTGGTTACACCAGAAACTTCGTGGTCAATTTTAATTGGAAGTGTGGCGTCATAATTTCCTGTGTAATCATATGTTCTTAATTGATATACGTCAGCTGCAGTATTTGCTGGAGATGCCGTTGAAATTTTAAATATAGAAGCTACGTTGGCTTTATAGGTGGCCACATTAAACGATCCACCCTGATAAAGAACATCACCTGCCACAGGAAAATCTAAAGGTGAAACATTACTTACTGCAACGTCAGCCACTTTAAGATAAACATTTGGTGTTGAAACATAATCTTCACCTGGATTAATAATGTCAATGGTTGTAACTGAGCCGGTTCTATCGGTTGTAGGAGTTATAACAGCGTCAGCACCCATAATTCCTGTAACAACAAGTGATGCATTTGATCCTGTATTACTTGTGACTGTGATTGTGGGTAAACTAGCTTTTGTAAAACCCAAACCACCTAAAGGAAATGATTGATTCGTATTGTTGTTAGCATAAACATACGTTGCATCGATAATTGAACCGGCCGTATTAACAGTTACATTGGCATATGCTCCAAAGCCTGTGCCGCCAGAAATTAATACTGTATTTGAATTACCATAACCTTGGCCGCCATTTAATATTTGAATTGGTTGAAGTATGCCAAGAAAACTTAGTGCATCAGTTCCAACATCAGTTGTATATAAAGAACTTACATCAACCGCTGGCACAGAAGAATATCCACCGCCTCGGTTATTAACTTGTATTGATCCAATTGGTCCAACTTGAAATGTTTTAAAGGTTAAAGTGTTACGCAATGTAGAATTTGTGTTTGCGCTGACAGCAAATGATGTATATGTCTGAGCAATAGTCGAATTACCAATCCACACATTAGCAAGAATGCCTAACGTGTTGCTTGTGATGAGAGTAACATTGTCTAGTTTACTATCATCTAATAGTGTAATTTGTGCCGTTGCACCAGAACCTCCTCCACCAGAAAATGTAATAGCTGAATTTGGAAATATTCTATATCCATGAGAAGGATCAGTTATCACTAAACTTTCAATAGATCCTCTTGTTGTCTGACCAACTTCTGCTGTAGCCCCAATTGGATTGGCCACATCAGGATTTAATCCACCAACAATAATAACTGGATCACCAGGTTCATAGAACAATCCTCGATTTTTTGGATTAACCGTTATTGAAGATATGACACCAACAACTTTACCTCTGAGTGTTGTGGCACCAGATGGTATCACAACACCTTGATTTTGAATGTATATTTCACCATTGTAAAAATAAACATCAAGATTATTATTATCAACTACACGAACAAACTCACCCGATTCAAACAAACGTTGAATGTTTGAAATAAAAATTTCTGTTTTGTTTCCTACAGCTGAAGCATAATCAACTGTTGCATAAGACTGTGAAGTTTCACCAAATAATCTTAAATTATTAATTTGCAACCAATTTAAATCAACTGAGTTAATTCGTAATGATTTAGATACAATCCATTTACCATCAGAAGCTTTTAATATTACATCTGAAGTATTGAAAATCTCGGCCTGTGAATCATACAATGCACGAAATAAAAACTTATATGATTTTTCAGTACCTTTTGAAAGATAAAACTCTTTTGCAATCTTTAACAGTTTTCTTTTATCTGTTAGTGCATCTTCTGGTATGTAAGGTAGAAAATCTTCTAAAAAATATGAAACGAAATCATCCAGTGTAGAATCTACATCCATATAGTTAAGTAGATTCTTGGCACCGTAGGTTACACCCTCACCACTTGTATTGGCTGTGGTAACTGATCCGTTGGCTGTGTAAGCAGTTTCCAACCACTCATAATATGCCTGAATAAAATCAACAAAAGTGGAATAGTTAATATTATCCCGAACAAATTCAGGAAGCTGCTGAGGAATCAGTAATGATGTTTTATAATCGTTTGGTATCATGTATTAAACTTTGGCTACAATACTAATATTGATAGCATTTGGATCAGTATTGTCGAGAGTGATAATTTTATCTCTTGCAGAGGATATAATAGTAGATGTTGGTACTGCTTGCACACTTAATACACCTAAAGGATTATTAATTGCAGAAGGATTAAAATCTGTCAATGTTACAATGCCTTGTGTATAATCAACTGTACCTGCATTAGCATTAAGGATTTTTTTGACATTATTTTCAAAATAATAAGTTCGTAATATACCTTGATTGCCAGCTAAAATAGCAACAGCAGATGCTAAAGATCCATTTCCATCTGTTGGTGTAATTTGTACAATGGCTTGTGTATAATTGATACCTTCATTAATAATCGTAATACTATCCACTTGACCATTTACTATAGTTGCACTTGCTGTGGCACCTGTGCCGTCACCTAGAATGGTTACGGTTGGTGTTGACGTATAACCGAAACCAGGATTCATAATAGAAATCGATTCAACATATGTTGTTGAAGATGGTGTTTCCTCTAAGTATACAGAATCTCGTACCACACTATTATTTTCAACGTCAATTACTTGAAATGTTGGTGTAACACTAATACTTTTACCAAAAATATCTTTTCTTAAAGATGTTCCGTATTTTAATGTATATGTTGTTGCAGAAGTTAAACTTGGAACAATTCTTTTCTGTAAAGCAATAGTAGCATCGTTTGTGATAAAAGAAGAACTAACTGATTGTACTGTAGAAATTAGTGTTGAAAGTTGAAATGTGGAGTTAAATGTATTAAGTGTATCGACTGCAAATCCTTGAATGGCAGCCAGTACTTGTGTCTGTAACTGCGAAGAAGTAAGTGTTGTTAGTTTTGAATCATATAATACGTTTGAATTAATCACCAAATAGTTATAATCAACATCAATAATTCTTGGTTGAACTGTCAGAACAGAAATGGGTTTAATAATTTCTTCTTCAATAACAGATTTTTGTGCTGGAGTTAATAGATAACCACCACTCGGTTTAATAGCTACGAATACCACACCATAAACTGGCGGATCATTTTCTTCTCCACCCCAAACATTCACTGCATCAATTGGAAATATACCTGCATTGTTTTGAATGAGATAAATGTAATCTTCTTTTGTCACTGCACGACCTTGAGCTGCATAGGCCTTTGGTGCAGTATACTTAATTGATTCGATTGTTTCTTTCTCAGCACCTTGTGTTGCAGCTTGAACAGGAGTAATGGTTGAACTAGAAAAACCAGAGATTGTATCCATCAATACAAAATTGTTAGCATCGGTTGCAGCTGTACCTGAAGTGATAATGTATGATACTAAAACTACATTGCCATCTGTTAGTGCTTCACCTAATATACCATCACCAAAATAAATTTGATAGTAACCATTTGTGCCTTCTTGTAAAAAGAAAGCCTTAGTTGTGTTATCGAGTGCCAAATAATCATCAACCAATGTAAATACTTGTGAAGAAGAATTAGATGTGCTTTGTTGAACCACAACCGATATAGTGGTGGTGTCAATGTTTGTATCAGGTAATTCAAAGATGGCTGTTGGATTGGTTGCGTCATCATAGGTAAATGTCAAACTGACTGGTTCACCTTGTTTGATAACCAAATCATTAAATGTTACTGTGTTGTTAGCTAAATTGGTATTTTGTGTAGTTGAATTGAGTGTAACAAACCTGTAACTGACACCATCAATGGCTTCAGAAAGAAAACTGGTAAATTTTGGTAGAGTTAAAGAACTGGTAGTTACATTGTTCATTACCAAATCAATCTGAGCTCGTGGTGCCGCTGCCGATTGTGGTGTATAGTTTAATAGTTTGGCATGAGAAACAACAGAAGCTCGTTGTAATGCTGAATCCAAGAACATCTCGTTGGCCACCATGTTGAGATAGTATGCCTGATATTGTGTATTGTATGCGAGAACATCTAGTAGAGTAGAAAGTGCAGAACCTTCGTAGTTATAATCTTGAAGTGTGGTCTGAGATTGTAAATACCGTTTTAGATTGGTTTTAATTGTATTAAAATCCAAATCAGTAATTTGAATATTTGAATTTTCGCCTGCCATTTTATCTATTTCTCTCTAAAAGGATGGTAACTATTGTTGGTAACGTTGCATTTTGTATATAAAATTCCAGATTCACCTCATACGCATTTTGGTCTGGTTGTGCATTAACGGTAACACTTTTCAACAGAGCACGAGGCTCGTAGTTGTTAATCATATTTTCAATTTCAGTCTGCAACGATGATGATGTAATAGGTGAAATTGGCTCAAACAATAATGTGTTAATATTTGAACCCAACTCAGGTTGAAATGGTCTCTCGTAATGATTGGTCAATAAAAGATTACGAACCGAACGAATTACTGCCATTTCATCATAACTCAAAGCGACATCATTGGTCACTGGTTTACGAGTGAATGTAAAATCGATGTCAGAGTATAGTTTCTTTAAGGTTGCCATTTCTTATTTATTCTGATTCAGGAGTAAAATCACTATTTTGAACTTTGAAATTGCGTCAAAAAATTTTAGGGCCGGAACACAAAATTTTGAAAATTCCATTTTATGTGTTTGCACTTAGGTTATTTACTAATGTGGGTGTACCAATCAAATTCTTGACCAAATATGTCTGTGTGCCACCCATTTGAGTGAATTGTTGCAAAAATCCCATATCTCTCATTACCTGTAAAGAGTTTTGATAAAAAGACCAGTCGGCCAGTCTACGAGTGCTTAAGACATTTGCAGTATTACCACAATACGCACTTACGGTGTCTATAATTACATCCGTATTACCTGTGCTGACATTAATTAAAGGTGCATAGGTACTCAACTGTATTGTATTTGCATCCAATATGTCTTGTATAAAAAAACTAGTAAAACTTCCTAATATTGCATCCGTATTTTGTTGTGGGCCATCAGTTTTTGTTAAAATCATCATAGATTGTTGGCCAATACCAAAAGCCGCATCATATGATGGAAAACCAAATGTATTTGATGATGCTGTTACACCAGATATATTGTCGGTGTGAGATTTAAACGCATTTAATTCAATAATAAGACTTGCTGCTGAGGCTTCTAAAGTTGAAGCATTTATAGTATTTGCATTGGCAGCAATCAATGTGGCACTAGATATCATACTATTTACTGCATTTAGAGTTGGATTTTGAAAATAGTCTGTTCTAACTGGTGAACCAGCCTCTAATGCAGTAACTTGCCATTGTGAAAATTGTGGTGTTGTGTTCGCAACCAACGATAAAGTATTTGATGCTCCACCAGACAATACATCTGCATCACCAAATCGTGCAGTATCAAAATTTAAACCGTATCTATCAAAAACTGACATAATATTCTTTCATTAAGGAAGTGGCATTTGTGGTATTGGTGGTGCGGTAGGACCGAATCTTACCGGATGAATATGTGTATCAAAAAGCATCCGAATCATCGGTGCACCACCAAAAGGATCCAGTAGTAAACTACCATAAGTTGCTACAGTACCTATAACTACAGGTGCTGTAACCATAACCGATGCATTAACTACACCAGGAACCGTTGGAACAGGCGGAGGAACACCGGCGTTAATTCCGCCTAGCGTAGTAATTCCAGCTACAGGATTCAACGATCCTGGAATTCCGGCATGAATACCAGTACCAGCAGTAACGGAACCTATTGAATGCACCGAATCTCCTTCAATTGCACCACTCACCGAAACGTCAGAGTTTACTTGAATCACATCGCCAGCCAAAAATGAAATTCTGCCAGAAATTGGATTCAATACTTGCACACCCATATCTCCACCAGAAGATATATTTGTTTCACCTTTAACAACCAAATCATAATTACCTTCGACTAATTGTTCAAAATTTCCTTTGATTCGTTGTATACAATTACCTTTAACTTCTAAAACAGAGTCACCTTCAATAGTTACCGTGCAAAAACCTTGCACCAACACTTTTTTGTTTGATACGGTGATTTCATATCCTTCACCCATAACTTTATGAACTTCGGTTCCGTCTGGCCGAATCTCTGTATATGTGCCTGAACGGTGTTGTGTACGAATACGTTCAGCTCCAGGAGTATCATCAAACTCTTGAAAGTGACCAGATTCAGTCTGCATCACATTGTTATAAGGATATTTTGCGTTATAAGCTGAAGCTGGTTCAGTCCATGCAAAGACACCTTCTGGTGTTGGTGGTTCTTTTATTAATTCTGCCATTATGCCATTTCGTATGTTTTAGTAGTATCAAAAGTTGAATATAAACTAGATGCTAAATTAGCGGCTTGAGCATCTGTTAGTGTAGTGCCTGACGGATTCATAATAGAACTTAATGTTGTTGCAGGTAAAGATGTAACCTGTGTTGCCGTTGAAACAACTGTTCCAACTAATGATCCGGTAGAGTCCAATAATGATCGAGCTTCTTTAACAACACTTTCACCATCATTTTCTGTACCAGTAGCAGTTTTTACAATATCTGTGAATTGTGCACTAAGTTCAGCATATAATTCTTTTAAACAATTTGCAAATAATGCCAACAACCGAGCAGGTAAACTTAAAATGTAACTAATCAATGCATTAATTTTTTTAACAACCGTAACTAAAGCATCAAGTGCTTTTTGAACCTTCTTTAGAAGTCTTGTAACATCGTCAACGTACCTTTTAATTGTTTTAATTTGTTCAATTATAGCATTTGATCCTGGTGAAATACCAAGAGCCGCTAAAATTTCTTTAATAATTGTACGAATGGCTGTGATTGTAGGTTCAAATATTGCAGCTAAAGAAACATTTCTACGAACAAATAAAGTTGTATCACAAGCGTGTGACCGATTATTATTTGAAACTGCAATACCTGTATTCGTTATATTGCCTGATGTTAATTGTGGTTGTGTTGGATTACCTGGTTGTGGTGTATCACCAGTGTTTGGTGCAACCGGTTTATTTGTTTCTGTAACACCTGTAGTTTTAATAACTACTGGCGCTGTTTCTGGTAAAGGATTAATATCTGCCATTTATTTTTGTATTCCTGGTAAAACGCCCATCATGATTGGTGCTTGGCCTGAATCGCCATCCATAAAAAATCCCACCACCCAATCACCTAATCGTGGTACTGAAAATGATTTTGAATTGTTAATTGGATACATTGGTTGAGCCCACGGTAAATCTGTTACAGGCAATTCACTTACATTGTCTGTGTGCCAACCAAATATTCTAAGTTGACATCTGCCCATACCCAAAGGGTCTACTCGGTTCTCAACTACACCGATAAACCAAGTAAAACCATCTTTTCCTAAAAAATTTTCCATTATAATTTAACTGTATTTTGCCAAATACCAGAATCATTGTTAATACCACTATATGGTTTCGGTGTGCTATCTTTTGCAATTTCAAGAACAGTTTGAAATGCTGTTGGTTGTATAATATGTCTTACAGCAGTCACCAAATATTTACCGGAGTAAAATTCATCCAATCCTTTTGTTTCTGTAGTTGGTTTTAAAGTTAGTAAATTAAAGTTAATTGTTCGACCAACAGTAATTCCTGAATCACCAGGTATTTTAATCTTTAACACAGTATAGTTTGCCAATGAAATCTGTGCAGTTCTATTTGGCACATACGTTTCAATTGCAATATCTTTTGCAACTCCACCATTAACTGCCTGCTTTATATATGGCTGATTTTGTTGAAAGGCATTACTCGTAGCCAACTTAAACGAGGCATTATAAGAGTCGGCATTTGTCAAACCTAATCTATTTTTTAATGAGTTTGTCGGGCTACCAGGATTTAATGTTTTTGCTTGAGATTTATATTTAAGATAATTAAAATCTGTAACCTTACTTGTTCTAGACATGGTATCAAGAGATATAAGTCGATTTGATAATGTACCAGCATTAACATCATTCATCATATCATAAACCTTAACAAACTCATAATCTAAAACACTTATTGTCTTTTCTTGAAATGATTGTGTCTTATCTTCTATACCTTGTTGTTGATATTTGTATGTGGTATAAATGTTATCTTTAAACATAGATTGTAAAGAACGGAAATTAAATCCATCTTTTGTTTCAAAAAATAACATATCAGCACCAACTTCACCTGTGCCTTTTGGTCTTGCATATGTTGACAACCAACTGATTGCTTCAAAAGGTTTGAAACGAGGCACAATAAAATCATTTATGCCATTTGTTTTTTCAATTCTTATTTTTTCTTTTTGTACTTTTAATTTATCAACTAATATATCTGTAATGACTTTATCAATTTCTTTACCTTTGTATGATTTACTAATTTTGGTTTGTTCTGATAGCAATAATTCTTCTGAACAAAAATAAAATGTATAATTTTCAGAGTTTAAGTTGCCAACAGGTTTTCTATCTCCTATTTTATATACTCGATATACTTGTTTATTTGTATTTGAAGCATTCTTAGCTTTTGCAAAAATGATTTCAACAAATTCATTTCCTGTTAAATCTAATAGTTCAATGTATCCTTGAGCATCTGTAATGGTGAGATAACCAGATACAGAAAAACTGTAAATATCTTCATAATAAGATAATTCCAATAACAACTTTTTCATTTCAAATCGTTGGCCAGAACCTGTTAAAAAATTAATAGATTCTAGGGAATAATCTTGAGGATAATATGCACCAGGATTTTCTACATCGGTGTAAATATTTTGGTCAATTTCAGCCATATTTTAAGCAGCCATCAAGTCAGTAAATTGTTTTTCTAATTGGTCAACATAAGCAGAATTTAAAATTTTAATACTTCTTTTAGACTCATTTAAATTTAATTCATAATTATAATATGTTATAGCAGATTTTTCAATTGTAATTGTTACACTTCCTGTTGGTAGCGTGTATGTAAATGTTCCTGTGGCCAATGAATTATATGTGTTTTGGTCAATAATAATATTTTTTACTGTTGTAGTCAAAGTATTTGCATCATACTGTGTGATATTTTTTTCATAATGTTGCACAGTTGAGTATGGATTGAATGATGGATACTTATTTGTTATATAAGCATCAAAGTCATTAGAATTAAGTGGCCAGTCCCATTGTGGGTCTGTTATTTGATTTGCAAATAAAACAATCCAATACCGATAAGAATCACCATAATATTTGTATGCCACAATTTCAGGTGTATCACCATCTTGTACATCATAGTCATAATATACCATTGGATTTTTTAATATCTCAGGTATAATGGAACACCGAGCCATTAAATCGGTCATGATAACGGAATTACGATTTGCATCCGTTTTTATAATTTTTGGTAATGTATTAAAATATTGCATTTTAATATCCCTGTTCTATTCTATCTCTTGTCAAGAGTTCGATTTCTTTAAAATTAATAGTTAATTGAATTTGAGTTGGTGCACCATCAGATTGAGTGGTAAAACCATTTGGTGCATAATTCACATCAATATTTTCTATAACACTTTTGGTTATCTTATTAATTTTTTTATTTTCTTGACCATTAAAAAAGAACTTTGGTGTAAAAATAGAAGGAGGCACAAAAAACATACCAGCTGAACCTGTAGCCAGTCGAGGAGCGGCATGAACTTTAAATAGTTTAATAATTTTTTCTACAGTTGCAGCTTCTTGTCTTGAATATGGTGTAAATGTAAAAGCCATCTGATAAATTCTAAAATCAATACCTTCAAACAAAATTTGTTGTTGTGGGTTAAAAGCGTAACCTTGACCTCTTAGTAGTAATTTAGCTGGTCCTGAATTAATCTGGCCCAAAACAGTTTTGGCCGCTTTGCCAATAATAGGTGTTTGTTGTGCTGCGGTCGCTAAACTTAATTTGTCATATTGAGCTGCATATGTAAAATTTACTGTTTCTGGAATATATAATGAAATTGTTCCAACTGTTTTTAATTCTGGCTGAGTGAACTGAATTGATTTTAAAATACTGTTTGGATCTTCACGAAACTTAGAAATACCACTAGATAATTGATTGTATGTTTCTACAGGACTTGTGATTGCATCTGCGATTCCAGTGGCTGCTGCAGAAGCTGCTGACTTGGCTGCACCAAGAAGTTTTTCTGTTACTTCGTTAAATGTAGCAGGTTTGATTTCACTAATTGTAAATTGAACATAATGACCTCTGGTGGCCGATTGTAAATCTCGTGGATACTGTAAATCGGTTCGACCAAATTTATTTTGATAGAGAGAACCGAGAGGTCCGTTAACCACTGCACCAGGTATTGACACTCCACCGATTGATGTTGGTATTGAAATGATAGCCATTAGGTTGTCCTAAAAAGAAAGATACATAATACTATATTTATGGCATATTCTGGACGATTTACACCTTCAAACCCTCAAAAATACATTGGGGACCACAAGAATATCATCTACCGCTCTTCATGGGAGTGTAAGGTGATGAACTGGCTCGACAAAAATTCAGATATTATCTCATGGGCATCTGAAGAACTAACGATACCATATAAGTCACCTGTTGATGGCCAATGGCACCGATACTTTCCTGATTTTCTGGTGAAGATGCGAACCAGAGATGGCCAATTAAAAACAATGATTATTGAAGTCAAACCTAAACGACAGGCACAACCACCAGAACCACGCAAAAGAGTAACAAAACAGTATATTAATGAGGTGGCTACATGGGGTGTGAATCAGTCCAAATGGAAAGCTGCCACCGAGTATTGTTTAGACCGTGGTTGGGAATTTAAAATTCTTACTGAAGAACATTTAGGACTGTGAACTATTTGTAAATATGTTCTTTTAAATATTGGTGTGAACTTGGTAAAGATTGAATGAAGTATTTCATATTTTTATCACGAGCTTGAAATGATTCATGTTCTTTTTTGTAATAATCAATCAAATCTATATTTCTTAAATTATTTCTATACCATAGATTTTCATTAGGAGAATAACCCATACCGGCAAGAATATATGGACCTCCAGCTTGTGAATTATATCGTGAATAATCTCTCAATTCACCTGAATACACAATTGAAAGGTGATAATCTTCACCTAAATTTACTGAATAATCAACATTTTCAGTAACATATTTCCAATAAGGAGTATCATCTCTTAATGAATATGCATAGTGAATTTCAACAAAAGACCTAAAAGTTTCCAATTCTTTATTTGACAAGTAGTTAAAAGAATCTATATCAACTTTTCTAATTTGGCATTCTCTTTTACCTAAGAAGTCCAAAAGCCTCAAAATATTATTGTGGGCGGTAAGTAAACCAGTAGATTCAAGAGGTTCTAAAAATCCATATGCCAAACCAACGGCAACAACATTCTTAACCCAAGCTTTTTCTCTTTTTCCGTTTCTAATTTCAATTGGGTGTATTTCAAGTGAATTTATATCAACATAAGGAAACTTTTTGGAGATGTGATTTTTGTATTGTTGTAGTGCTTCTTCTTCCGTTGTAAACTTGGTGGAATAAACATATCCAGACCCAATACGAGACCAAACGGGGATATTCCAAACCCATCCATTTTCAATGGCCGTGCAGTTTGTAAAATTCTCTAATTGAGTTTCTTTGTCATCATAAGGAATTGCACAACGATATGCTCTGTTGTTAATTAATGTTTCACTAAAAGATGAAAATTGAGAACCCATTTCTTTTTCAATAAGTAAAGATTTGAATCCAGTACAATCAATAAACAGGTCAGCAGAAACTTTGGAACCATCGTCTAAATTTAATGTAGTAATATTGTCAAACTCATCTTTTGAACAATCAACATATTCTCCAATGATGTGATTTACACCATTTGGAATAGCAATATGGTCTCTTAAATATTTTCCAAATAAACTTGCATCAAAATGATAAGCCGTGTTATATTTGAAACTGAAGTTTGTAAATTCACTAGCTTGCTTATTGTATTTTGGAAGATAAGATGCACTATTAACGAACAAAGCAAAAGTTTCTTCAGGATAATACTCTGGATATAATTGTTTCAAAGCAAACCAAAGATTAATTTTCTCTTTTACTGAATTACCAAAAGGATAATCAAAATAGGAACCTTTTTCTCTAAAATCTGTAAATCGAATGGAGTTTTTATAGGTGGCATTACAGAGAGGCATCCATTCCTCATCTTCAATACCTAACCAGTCTATGAATTTGTTGATTTGTTGAAGTGTAGATTCACCAACGCTAATGGTTGGTATTTTTGAAGATTCAATCAATGTTATTTCAACATTTTTTAAGTTTTTTGATAGGGCTGCAGCTGTCATCCAGCCAGCGGATCCACCACCAAGAATTGCAATTTTTTTCACCAACATAAAACCTCCATAATTTTTCAATATTTATATAGACTCCAATAGTGTATCATAAGTTACTGAGAATGTCAAGAACATAAAGTTTTATGGATACGCAACTAAATAGTAAATGGCATCCAAACTCACACAACTGGCACGACAAAAGACCGCTTCGGAACTTCAAACGATGGGCCGAGATGCTTATCGTTGGTTAACTAAAAAGATAAGTTCACTTGGTAATTCTACAGGTATTGCTTCCACTATTGCACGAGAAGATAGAGGTAATCACTTTTACAATGGTGGATTGTATTTCTTCTATTATGATCCAAAAACAAAAGCAGACTTACCATATTATGACCGATTTCCATTGGTATTGGTATTAAACATTGAGGCAGATGGATTTACTGGTCTGAACCTACATTATTTACCAATTCAGTATAGAGTCGCCTTTTTGGATAAATTGATGGATTTTGCGGTGGTTGACGGCAATAAAGACATACAGCGTATGAATGTCACTTATGACATACTAAACGCCTCCAGACGGTTTAAAGAGTTTAAACCGTGTTTCAAAAAGTATCTAATGAGCCATGTTCAGTCAAAAATACTTGCCGTGCAGCCAAATGAGTGGGATATTGCGGCATTCTTGCCAATTCAACAGTTTAGGAAAGCTTCCGTTTCTAAAGTATGGCAAGAATCATTAGAACAGATACGATAAGGAAATAAGATGGCAGGTTCGATTACCGAATTCAAAGCAAGTTTCAGAAAAGACTTAGCACGACCAAATAAGTTTGATGTGAATATTCCTGTTCCATTAACTTTAATACCTTATGTTAATAATGCAAAAAGTTTAAACTATCGGTGTGAGAGTGCTAATTTGCCAGGACGTTCTCTTGCAACAACAGAACAAAAGATTGGTTCAAATCCTGTTGAGAAGTATCCTTATTTGTCCACATTCAACGATATCTCGTTAATATTTATAGTCGATGATGACATGAGCCAAAAGGTATTTTTTGATGCTTGGTTAAATTTTATTAATCCACAATACAATTATAATTTTAGATACAAAGGTGATTACGCAACAGTCATCACAATTAATCAATATGATGTCACCAATCAAGTATCATATTCTTGTAATTTATATGATGCTTATCCTATTTCTATAGATGAATTGGGTCTAGATTGGGCTCAAGATGGTTACCACAAACTAAGAGTTACATTTGCATACACATACTGGCAGAATAATTCATTACAAGCCTATGGTATGCAATTGGTTGATGCTGGACTTGCATATGTTTCTGATGCAATTGGTGGTTTGGGTGGTAATGCAATTGGTGCTTTAGGTCAAGCAGGTAATTCTTTACCAAATGCTTTATCTGGTGGAAATGTGGCACAAGATCCAGACCAATTATTGCCACCAGATATTTCAGCAACTGAAGCCGGTTTGGCTCCAGGAGAAAGATTCGTAAATTGATTTTATTATAAGGAGTTAACTATGGCTTTACCAAAAATTGATGTGCCGACATACGAAATTGAATTGCCGGTTTCAAAAACAAAAATTAAATATAGACCGTTTTTAGTAAAAGAACAACGGAATCTATTAATGGCGATTGAATCATCTGAAGCATCCACTATTCAACAGAACATTAAAGACATTCTCTATAACTGCACACTTACAGAAGGTGTGAATATAGAAAAATTACCAATTATTGATGTTGAATATTATTTCATTAATCTTCGTGCTAAGTCGGTTGGTGAGGTGGTAGAATCTCGGTATCGTTGCAATAATGAAGTGAATGATATCGAGTGTGGTAATATTATGGAGAATGACATTGATTTAACACAAATCAAAGTTCAAATGAAGGATGATATCTCTCCAGAGATTCAATTAACACCAAATATTTCAATTAAATTAAAATATCCAGAGTTTGGTATTGTAAAAGATTCATTAAAGTATGAAAACATTAATGATGTTACTTTTAATATGATTGCACAAAGTATTGAATACATTTATGACGGACAACAATTTTATTATGCAACTGAATCAACAACAGAAGAATTGATAGAGTTTGTG